AGCCGCTGTCTAGTGCATGACTATGCGCTACTGGTTCGATGTGTAATATATCGGTGATAGACGGTTGTGCTTTCGGTATTGCGACGTTTAACGGATCGTATCTTGTAACGTCAACGATGTTGTCGTTCGTTGGGACTTCCGTATCAATGAACGAAGTGTCTCGCAGATCTTCCTGTATCCTTTTGTTGGTTACATTGACAAGCTCGTAGGTGGATGTGATGTCATAGATGTTCCATCTATCTAACGAAAGAAAGCGGGTCATGGGATACCAGTTCGCGAAAACGATCACATGCGGCGGTCTGAATCTCAAGGTTGTCCCTTGATATTTGGAGCATGTTACGATACCATTTTTGAGGCTCTCCAACACCCCATATATGTTCTTGCGCTCGCCATATGTGCGGGGTAAGTCCAAAATGATGTTATCGGGCCAATTGCCTGACGACATCCAGTTCCTGACCAGATCCGCGATGTCTTTCATTGTGGATATGTCAGAGAGTACAATCGTCTTTTCGCCCCTGAAGAGGTCGACGTATGAGGTGAACATACTCTTGCCCGTTTTGCCGACCTTGTCACACAACCATATGACGTCGCGTCGGTTGGGTTTCTTGTGGTCGATGTAATCGAGTAGCATCTGTTGGTAAGGTCGGGGCTGGAAGCCTTCGAACTCCTCGACAAGACGGGGGTCGACCTTCAGGTTTTTCGCGCTGTAAATCGTATTTATGGCGAGGACGTCGCGTAAAGACCTTGCTTCATTCTTGATAGCTTCGAACTTATTCTTGTGTTCCGAGATACGGTCACACAAGTCGATGATGTCAGACTGATCCGTTGATTTGTATTCAAACCAATTGATTTTGTCTGCCGTCGCCTCCTTCTTGCAATAGTTGACGGTTGCATCCCAATTTCTCGTCTTGCTGAAGTTGGGGTGGATGTCCCCGAAATCGAAGAATCGGCAGTTCTTCACATCGAGCTTTTGCGTAAAGGTGATACCGCAGTGCGTGTGCTCGTACGGATCGGTCTCGTCGGCCGATTCGTGGCATATGATCATTTTTTTGATCCCGTTGCCTGGTAGTATCTTGCCTATGAACAACTGGAACTCATCAAATGGAATGTGCGACTTGTACGTCATGAAGATTGACCTTGCATTCAATCTGAACTTTTTGGTGGAAACAGTTGACTGTTGTTCTTTTTCTGTTGGCGGTGCTGTTTCGACTATGGCGGAAACAGTTGACTGTCGCTCTTTTTCAATATCGGCGGAATTGACAATATTGGCGGACATTTTTGGCGGACTATATATTATTGATCCCAGAAATAATTTCTATATAGTTGAACATAGTGAATGTCAACCGCAGCTAGGAAGCCCGTGAGAGCAACTCGAAGGAAAGCCAAGAGACCCGCCGTCAAGCGATACAGGAAGCCTGTAGCTAGAAAGGCGTATGTCACTGGATCAGGATCGTACAAGTTGATGCGACCTGAGAAACATAGTTACGGTGCCAAGCTGGGCGCATTGCTTGGCAGTTATGGGGAGGTGACGCAGGAAGAGATTGGGCAAAAAGAATAGTTGAAAGAGTTAATGAAAATCAATCTGCTCACGTTTGTCAAAGTTCAAATGATTTCACGGATGAAGAAGGTAGACAATGGATAAGTGAACTTAAAGACAAAGCCGAATATATAGACGAAGAGGAATGGGAATTGATTAGTGATGAAGAGGTAACTGACCCAGAAAACGAATTAAATTTTACATCTGAAATGTTCAATAAAATGCCTTCAATGAATGATGCTAATGGAGGCGAGAAAAGTAATTGGGGAGATGTAGGATTGTATAAGTTACGTTACGCATATTCTCAAAATCTATCGGCTAATTCACGCGAGTTTTGTATAGATATGGTAGGCTTGTCTCAAGCAGGTGCGGTGTTCCGTTATGAAGATATAAGCAGAATGAGTGACAAGGGTGTAAATGGAGATTTCGCGCCTGAAGGTCGTTCAACTTATGATATTTTTGTATATAAAGGTGGGGCATTTTGTCACCATTTTTGGAAGCGTCAAATATATATGAGAAAAAGAGATTCAAAAGGTAGAATAATGCCTAATGAAGGTCTTGAAAATGATAAGAGAGTTGGTAATAATCCATTTGTTCCGAAGAAAGGTGCAGAAGGTACTGCACCAATAAACACACCGTCTAGAGGTTCAATTAAATACGCATAAATTATGGCAATCCCACAAGAAATACTTTTGATAAACGAGGAACTTCTTAAGAAGTATACTCCTTTAACTGATGCAGTTGATCCGAATCTTATTCGTCCGTGTATTTACGTGGCGCAGGATATGTACTTGCAGAACTTTTTGGGTACTAACTTGACCAACAAATTAAAGGATGATGTCGCTAATGGCACACTTGCTGACCAGTACGAAACATTACTCAATGATTATGTTATTAAATTGCTTATTTGGTGGGTTATGGTTGAACTTTACCCATCACTATTGTATAAGCACGACAATGGAAACTTGGTTTCAAGACAAAGCGAAGATACTACACCTGTAACTAAAGGTGAAATGGAATCTTTGAAAGAGAAAGCGAGAGAGAATGCGAGGTTCTACACCAAGAGAATGGTCGATTATTTGCGTTTTAATACAAATCTTTTCCCCGAATATACCAACAATACGGATAATAACATATTCCCTGATATGAACCCGTATGGAAAGAGTAACTTTTTAGTAAGTGATAGTTATAAAACACAACGTCATAAATGGTCAATTCAAAACTTCCTACCACCTACGTACTAAAGCGAGAGCAGTACGAAAAGATGCTGAAAATTTATCTTAAAAAACAACAAGCTAAAGTTAAAAAGAGTTGAAAGAGTTTATGTTTTTGAAAGGTAAGATTTGGTTTTTAGCAGGTCTTGCGGTATTCTTACCAATCAAGGAACTAATGTTAACCATTGGTTTCTTGGTTGCTGCTGATATGGTTGTAGGTATTTGGAAGGCATTGAAGTTGAAACAACGTATTCGTTCACGCAGGATGTCCGATACTATAACTAAATTGTTGTTGTATCAAATCGCAATAATGAGCGGATTCTTAATTGAATCTTTTATCATTGCTGAACTTATACCAATTACTAAATTGGTTGCAACCGTTATAGCGGTAATCGAATTTAAGTCAATAATTGAATCTATTGAATCGGTTACTGGCAAAGATCTTTGGAGTAGAATAAAAACTATTATAGGTAGAAAGAGCGAAGATATAACCGATGCGATGACCGATGGAAAGAATAAGTAAATATGTGACCTATGCAGAAGTCACAAAGAGCAACCAAGCAACTGCGTTAAAGTTGGCTAACATTCCAAACGCAGAGCAATTAAATAACTTGCGGTTAGTGTGTGCTAAAATCTTTGATCCACTACGCGAACACTTCGGAAAGCCTATCGGGATAAGTAGTGGCTTTAGGTCGGTTGAATTAAATGCCAAAATTGGAGGTTCTAAATCATCACAACATTGTCAAGGCAAGGCTTTGGATATTGACGGAGATATCTTTGGTGGCATAAGTAACAAAGAAATTTTTGATTATATTAAAAAAAGTTGTACTTTCGACCAACTCATTTGGGAGTTTGGAAGTGAGAACACACCCGACTGGGTTCACGTAAGTTACAACGAGGGAAAGAACAGAGGTCAAGTTTTACGTGCGGTTAAAATTGGCGGAAAAACTGTTTACCAACCCTTCTAAAATATGTCAAAAGAATCACCAAAAACAAAGATTGCGCGTGAAGTTCGCGCGAAGTTTCCCAACACACCAACGTTAACACTTGCAAAGAAGTTAAGCAAGGAACACTTTGAAACATTTTTAGGTGTTGAGGATGCGCGTGATACATTACGAAGGATTGAGGGAAAGAATGGTAATACACCAAAAGACAAATCTTTGGTAGTTGAAAAAGACCGACCAAAGAACCCATTTAAATTACCCAAGTCATACGCGAAAGGTCGCAAACATATTGACGTAAAAGGCAAAAAGATTCTTATTCTTTCCGATGTTCACATTCCATACCACGATATTAGCGCGTTATCAGTAGCTATTGAAACAGGATTACAGGAAGGAGTTGATACGGTTATCCTGAATGGAGACGCGTTAGATTGTCACATGATAAGTGACTTTGTTAAAGATCCAAAGAAACGCAAATTCAAGGATGAACTTTACGCAATGAGAACCTTTGTTTATGAGTTAAGACAAACCTTTCCAAATGCAGAGATAATCTACAAAGAAGGTAACCACGAAGAACGTTATTGGAGATATATGCGCGTTAAAGCACCCGAACTATTCGACATTGATGCGTTTGATTTTGCTACACTTTGCCACTTGGATAAGTACGATATTAAATGGATTGAGGGAAAGAACAAAATCAATATAGGTGGGTTGTCACTATTTCACGGTCACGAGTTCGGTAAGCAATTTTTACCAAGTGTAAACGTAGCTCGTGGTTTGTTTCTTAAGACAAAAGCGAATGCGATGTGTGGTCACCATCACCAAACCGCTGAACACACCGAAAGAGATGTTAATGGCAAGGTGATAACTTGTTGGGGTGTGGGTTGCTTAAGTGAGTTGAGTCCCGATTATAACCCATATTCAAAATACAATCACGGATTTGCAATAATAACAAGAGGTAATG